TCACCGCCGTTCGATCACTTCGAGCGCCGGCTCTTGATGGTGCGGGCTGTGGTGCCAGTAGTGCTTGCGGATCGTCTCGGGCGAGGTGTTGAAGTATTCGGCGGCATCTTCGACCCCAAGCCCCGCAGAGATTGCCCAGGTGATTGCGGTATGCTTGAGAACGTGCGGAGAGACGTCTTCAAGCCCCGCCCTCTCGGCCGCGCGCCGGATGCCGGTCTTGATGTTCTGCACCGGCTTCCCGCGATACATCACGACATGCGTGCCGCGATGCGTCCCCCACCTGCTCAAATGCCCGCGCATCTGACGCGGCAAACGAATGCGGCCGCGCCGCTTGTTCGTCTCGGCCTGCCCTTCCTCGCGAAACCTGACCGTGCCCTGGTCCAGATCAATGCGGGTCCACGTCAGCTCAAGAATCGCACTCGCCCTGCGCCCGGTGTAAAGCGACAACAAGATGAACCGACGCACATGCGGCTCGGCATGGCGCAGCAGCTTCGCCGCTTCCTGGCGCGTCAGCCATCGGTCGCGCGGCTCGCCCGCATCGGGCAGGGAAACCGTGATAGGATGAATGAGGATGCCCTCTTGATGGGCATAGTTGAGAGCCGCTTGCAGCACCCCCAATTCGCGCCGGACGGTCGAAGCGCCAGCGGTCACGACGCGGGAAATGGCCTTGCCGGTCTTCGATGTGGTTTCGATCTTGCGCGGCTTGGCCCGCTCGCGCTCATATCGGCGGCAGGTCGAGCCTTTCACGGCATCGCAGGTCAGATCCGCCCAGAACGGTGCAAGCGCCTGAATCGAACAAGCCAGCGTTTGCGGCGAAGCAAGCAGCCTGCCCCTATCTTCAGCATAGAGTGCCAGCACCTCACCCACGGTCAGTTCCCCCGGATGGGCAGGACCATGCCGCCGCTCGATCTGCTTGCGGGCGAGGTATTCCGCGAGAGCTGCTTCAGCTTCGCCACGCTGCTCAAGGCCATATCCTGTCCGCTTTTGGGTGCTGCCGTCGCGAATGACCCACTGGCGTTCATCGTGTCGGAAGTAGAGGCGGGCCGGTTGTTTGTGCCTTGGCATTGCAGATACTCCCGAAGGGCATGCCTGGTGGTGTAGAAGCGCTTCCCGATCTGTGTTGCCCAGAGGCTACCCTCACGCCGCGCCTTGCGAAGCGCCGAAACAGAAACGCCTGAATGCAGAAAGTCCGCAGCCTCTTCGAAGGTCATCAAACCGAAACCCTCCAACGCAGGCGCATCCGAGTGCAGATCGCGTGGTTGAGAGACCATGGCCTTAAGCTCCTTGGGCCAAGCGGATCGCGGGGCGCGGCAGTCGATCCAAGACCATGTGAGCCATCGCCCCCATGCAAAACAGGATCACCGGCCCCTGAATGTGATCGTCGGCGAAGAACGTGTTCCCGAAGAACGTTTCTTCGGAGATGTCCTCGTCGTAGTAGAACTGAGTTTTCCCGTTCGCCCAGATAATCAGCCATTCCGGGGTTCTCATGCCCGCAACACCGAACGATTGCTCGGCTTCCGCGATCAGGATCGAGTCGAGGGCAGCGTCTTCGATCATCGAAGTCCTTTCAGCCCCACCTTCATGCGCGCAAAGTCGATCGAGAATTTCTTGAGGGATTGCCCCAACCTGCCCTTGCGCGGCGGCCTTAGCCCCCTCCGAATAAGCCCTCGAACTGTGCAGCATGACGAGAAAAATCGACCTCGCCACTTCGACAGCGAAGCCACTTGCCGCGCCTGGCGTGAGGCCGCGAGAAACAAGAGCCTGCATCGCCACCATGATCAGAACGTCAACGATGGTGTAATGGCCATGCCTTTCATTCTTTGCCAGATGTCCGGATCTGCGCCAGTTGCGCACGGTCGCTTGCGGCACCTTGGTGACCTCCTCGGCTTCGCTCGGGGTATAGGTTTCAAGTTCCAGCTTCATGCGTGCAGCCCCAGATTTTGAGTAGAGCTACACGCATATTTTTTTCGTGTCAACAAACACATTTTCGCGCAGTGACTTCATGGGTCGTCAAGGAGCACCGTCCTCGATCATTGCAGATAACAGACGTCGCGGAAGACCCGCGTCACTCGGCCAATAACTATGGCGTGACATTCGTCCCGATCCAGAAAATGGATTGCCCCGTCTGGGCTGACCACCCGAAACTTCCCGCCCGGCCACATGGAAAACTGAGCAATCTCGCCCGTGATCAACCTGAATTTTGCGTCCGCGTCGATGCGATCGACCGGGGTCAGCTCGATCAGATCACCCTCGCGGTATCCAAGGGCAGGTATGTCCAAAAGGACGCGCACATAGCGAACAGAATTCGGCTCATCTGCGCTGTTGAAAGGGGAGATCCTGGCGGCAGGCAAGCCCGGGGCGTTCCCCGAAGCGGGGTTGATAGCAGGCATGGTGTTGCGTCCTCACTTTGACGATAAGATCGACTGTGTTCTGGTGGCAGCTTGGAAAAGCCGTTAATGCCTCACAAGTCTCCCATCCGAACTGACACCAGTTTGGTGTGACACTATCTTGGTGTCAACACTATTTTGGTGGCATGTCGCCTGCTCCCTGCTATTATCCCTACATGGCAAAGCAAGACGACTGGATCCGGATAACCCTGCGCCTTCCGCGCGACCTCCATGCCCGAATTACGGCAGCAGTGGGGGCGGCGTCGCTGAATGCGACGATTGTTACTTCTCTTGAGGAACGGTTCCCCGTTTCCGCTGAGGAGCGGCTGAGGGCGCTCTTGGATGAATACGATGAAGCCATGGCCGAAGACGGTCCGAACAAGGAAAATCTGCGCAAGCTCTATGAATGGGGCAGGCAAATTCTTGAACGTGAGCTGAGAGCGAAAAAAACAAGAAAGCCCCTTCGGCGCCTGCCACAACATCGAAAACAAAAAGTCGAAGAGATCAACGATGATTGAAGTCGGGAAGAAATACACCCTTGTGATGCTTGAGCTGACCGATGCTGGCTATTGCAAGGGATCGACGGGCGTAACCGTCACAGGCCGAGATGGAAATCTGATCGAAGTGAACGGGTGTGAGGTCATCAACACTGCATCACCCCTGTTCCACTCGTTGACGGATGACGAGGGGCAGAAAGCATACTTTGAGAAACTTGAGGCTTCATTGTTCTAGGCCTGATCTATTATGATCATGGATAGTGACGAGCGCCGCGCCTTGCGAGGGCCGCGCTCTCTCGGGGTTTACCCACTCACCGAGTAACGGGGACGCTTTGCGGGGACTGTTCCGCAGGCGCGTCCTGCCCTTCCCTATCAGGCCAGCGCGTCTCCACCGCCCCAGTTCACCGCCTTGAGCGCCCCGGCCAGTTCCTCGGGCGAAAGCCCAAGTTCCTTCGCGCGGCCCATCGCCTCGATCAGCTGCGAGAGCGCCCGCGCCCGCCCGCCTGCATCGAAGGCTTGCAGCGGACGGCCCACGTCGATCATCACGGCCCCGCCCAGCTTGGCGCTTGCTTCCTCGGCCAGAAGCTCGGCCATCGGCTGCAAGATCCAGCCCGCAAGGTGGCGCTGCGCCTCTCGCACAAGCGGCCCCTGCGCCGAAAGCGAGAACATGGCAGGCAACACCCCATAGGCCGCGCAGATTGCGCCCCGTGCTGCGTCGAGAAGATCCGCCGGCATCGCCCGTTGAAGGTCCGGGGTCAGTTGATCGGGCACCTTTCCAGCGTTCGGGTGCATCCCCGCCCCCACGGCCTGGGCCACGCCTTCCACGATCAACGCAGAGCCGCGACGGCCTTTGAAGGCGGAACGCATCGCGGCCATGTCGTCGGCGCTGCCCTCGGGCATATGCGCGATCTGACTGCCGATCGGCGCATCCCGCCAAGTATCCCGAAGCGCCGTCTCGATTTCATGCAGAAGCGAGGCGGTCAGGCTGGCCCGCCGCAGCGGCGCCTGTCCGGTCCAGGGCGCCACCGGATCGACGCCCAGACGCAGGTGCAGCACCTCGGCCGCAAGAACCGTGGTCGAGGTCGAGCCGCCCGCCTCCGGGACGGTGACGCGATAGGCCCTCGGGGTGCCGTCCTTGGTCGACAGATCCCAATCGGCGCAGGGAATGAGCCGGTCGCGGATCAGAAGCACCGCCTCGCCCCGGATCGCCGCAGAGCGCGCAATGAGCGCCATCGTGCGACGGTCCAGAAGGTCGGTGCCGGTCACATCGGCCTGCGCGAAGGCCGATTCCCAGAGCGAGACGCATGTCTGCACGGTCGCGGTCAATTCAGCGATGCCAGAGACGCCCGCGACGTAGCTTTCGCGCGCCGCGATGATCTGCGCCGTGTAGCCTGCTGCCATTGCCGATCGGGTCTCTGTCTTCCGTTTGAAGGGCCACATCGTCAGAGCCTCCACCGATTGAGGGGGTTCACCGCGCCCCGGAAGGGCTGCCGGTCTTGGTGCGTTTCCCAGCCCCGCGCCTCGATCTGGGCTTGCGGATAGGCCGGAACCGTCACCGCCGAGACCTCGAACAGCGCCGCTTGCGTCACGGTGCGCACCAGATCCGCGCCGCGCCGTTCCACCCGCTCGCCGCCGTTCGGCACCCGGAAGCCGGGCGACAGGCCCCGGATCAGGCCCGCCCGATGCGCGGCAAGGAAGTCCCGCCCCCAGCTGGTGGCGCCATCCACCGTCGCCTCGATCTCCACCGCAAGGTCAGTGCTGCGAAGCCGCAGGGTGCCCGCCGCCGTCGAGGCGAGGGGCCATTGGTAATTGTGTTGGGCGAGAAGGTGGATTTCCTCGCCCGCCTCGATCCGGGCCCGGAAGGCATGGGGTGCGAACACCTCGCGCTTGCCGGGCGCCAGTTCCGTTTCGGCGCCATAGGGGAACACCGCCCGGAGAGCGGTCGCGCCGCCCTCCGAACGAATTTCCAGCGCGCCAGATGCAGCGCCCCAGAGCATCAGGCCACCTGCACGCCGGTCAGGAGTTCCAGTTGCGCACCGCGCGCCACCGTCACATCGCAGGTGGTGAGCGCAGTCAGCCGCAGCCCGCCCGAGGCGGCATCGCTGAACGGATCGCGGATCAGGTCCACCGCGCCCCACATGCCGACGAAGATCGGAGCCACGCCGCCCGCCGAGGTGGTCAGAAGCGCATTGCAGGCCGCAGGCGTGCCGGTCGGGGCCGCAAGCGCCGTCGAAGACATGGCGATGCCACCCAGCTTTTCCGCCATCCGGTCGAACTCGTATTTCGGCGCGGCGGTGGCGGTCAGTTGATCTTCCATGAAGCTCCACACCTCGGGCCGGATCAGGGCCAGAACATCGGCGGGGGTCGAGGCGGCATTACGCGCCATGAAGCGCACCACGGCATTGCGGAAGGTCGCCCAGGACGCAGCGGCGTCAACCGCCGTCGCGGTGATGCCATAGGTCGCCGCCCCGATGATCACCCCCAGCGGCTGCCCATTCGCGCCGGTGCCGAGGAAGATCGCCCGATCAAGCTCGGCCTGCATCGCCCCGGCCATGTCGCGCCGGATCGCGGCTTCGAGCGCCTCGCCCGATTGCATCAGCGCCTTGCGGGTGATGCGCATCTGAACGCCGAGGGTTTGCTCGGGCTTCAACGCCTTGTCGGTCGTGGCATAAGCGGTCGGCCCCGCGACGGCGCCGGTCTCGCCGGTCGCCCAGCCCGCCGAAACGGTCGAGGTCGCCACCGGCCATTCGACGGCACCGGCGCCGATCGCGATCATCTGCGCGCCCATCCGCGCCGCGACAGAGGCCGGGAAAAGCCGGTCGATGATCGGGCGCGTCTGAACCGGGTCGGGGGTGCCGGTCGAGACGGTTTCACCGGCCCGCGCCTCAAGGGCCAGAAGCGGAACCGGAATGCCGCGATAGCCGCCCGCATTGCGCAGCTCGGTCACGACTTCGGCAGTCCTGCCGTCGAGGGGGCGCCCCTCACCGTTCAGAACGGCGATCACTTGGCGCATCTGAAAACCGGCCACCAGTTCCGACCATTCGCGGCCCGCGCGGGTTTCGAGGTCGGCCCCGGCCTCGCGCCGTTCGGTGTCCTCGGCAATGAGCGCGGCACGGTAGCGGGTCTCGTTCGCCCGATATTCGCCGTCAAGGGCTTCCATCGAACGGATCTCGTCTTCGGTCGGGGTCGGCTTCCCGGCCAGCTCGGCAAGTTTCTGGCGGATTTCGCTTTGCCGCCGTGCGATCTTCACAGATTCCAACATGGGTTATTCCTTTTCCCGGGTTGCAGTTTCCGTCGCCAGTTCGGCAACGGCATCGGCCCAAGCTTTCCGCTCGGGGGATTTCTCTTTGTGTCCGCACTCGATCCGGGTCTTGCGCGTATGGCAGGGGCCGCAGAGCGATTGGAGGTTGCGCGGGTCGAAGGCCAGATCAGGGCGAAGGCGCACCGGCTTGACGTGATCGACCTCAAGGCGCAGCGCCCGCTTGCCGCAGCGTTGACAGGCCCATCCGTCGCGCTCGAGGATCTGTTGCCGCAGCACCGCCCACCGTTTCGTGCGGGTGACGGCCTTGCTATGCCGGGCGAAATCGTCGCGCTTGCTCATACCGCCCCCTTGGTCGCCGTGACCTCAAGGAAGCCGCGCCGGGGTGCCGACACTTCCTTGATGCCCTCGATTTCCCAGGTTGCGCCGTCGCAGCTCAGCCGATCGGCAGGGGTCAGGCCCGCCGAAAAGCTGGAATGCCGCACTACGAAACGCGCCGTCACCGTCGCCAGCACGCGCCCCGCCGCCACCTGTTCCGCGTCGGAAATGTCCTTGCGCGATGCCCAGACCGTGCCACCATGCGCAGCCCACGACAGGGTGACGTTGCCGAAACCATCGTCGCCCGTCACCGCGCGCAGGAATTGCACCCGCCGATCCAACCTTGCGACATTCACAGCCATAGCGCCCTCGCTTTCCGCACCGGGGCCGCCTTCATCCGCGCGCCCTGGGCGACGGCCAGCACCGTTGCCGCCGCCGCGTCGATCCGGCCAAGGCTGCGCGCCTTTGCCAATTTGTGGTTGCCTGCCGGGTCGATCAGCGTGATTGCATCCGCGAAGGCGAAACGCAGGAGCATGGACGGAACCACCTTCACTTCGCCGTCAAACAATGCGCGGCGAAACCGTTCGACGTCCTCGCTTCCATCTTTCCAGCCGAAACCGCGCCAGATGAAGGGGACGCGCCCAAGCCCTGCGGCCTGCATCGCCTCGGTAAACTCCGCATGGCGGAAGCGGTCTCCGACGATGCAATCCGGGGTGATACCGTCCAGGTGCTGGACGATCTGGGCGAGCCATGGCCCCGGGGGCACAGTCGCTTCCCCCATCACCGACAACTCGCCGCGCTCTTGCATCTGGCAATATCGGTCTGACACGCCATCGGACGCGCCCCGATCTGCAAGGGACGGGGCTGCCGGGAAAGTGCCCAGGGCTTCGAGCCGTCCGGTTTCCGGCCAGTAGAACGCCGCCGCCGACATGCTGCGAGATCCGCCGAGGTCAACGCCCAAGATGCAGGGGCCTTCGCGCTCGGGCAGATCATCGGGCGAGACTTCGGCGCTCATCCATTCGTCGACCGTCACCAGAACGGAGCGATCTTCTGTCGAAACCCGTTCGTTGCGGTTGAGGTTTCGAAAGCTGGACAGGGCCGCACCGCCGCGGGCAATTGCGCGCTGCGCCTGGGACACAAGCCATTCCGGGGCAGCGCCGATTCCTTCGGTAGCGCCGGGGTTGGCAATGAGAAGGCTGTCCAGGTCATCAGCTGGCAGGCCGAACGGCGGGCGGTGTTCCTGCACATAGGTTCCCGGCGGCGGATCATCGAGCCAGCGGGAGAAGGTGTTGGCATCATCGGGCGCAGAGGTCGAGATGATCAACGCCCGCCCGTCGCGCTTGCCAAGACCGGACAGGATCGCGTTTTCGAGGCTGTCGCCTTTCTCGCGTTCCCAAGCTGCCCGTTCGTCCATGATCGCAAGCGTCGGAGCGCCGCCCAGGATCGACTTGCCATCGGCCGCGATCACGCGCGCCAGACCGCCGCCATTGCCATCGAACTCCACTTCCAGCTTGGAGCCGCGCCGGATCGTGAACAGCGACTGGTCAGCATCGGGCAGGCCCTGAATGTATCCGACAAGGAACTGGAACGCGGTCTTGGCCTGATCGCGGTTCCGGGCTGCGAAGATGATCTCGCGTTTGGGCTGCGGGTTCTCTTCGAGCGCCCCGACCAGCTCAGCGAGGGCCAAGCCTGCCGAAAGTGCCGTCTTGGCGTTGCCGCGCCCGATCGAGAGCACCCCGACCATGATTTTCTTGGCAAGAGCGCCTTTCACGAATTTGCGCTGAAAATCGGCCAATTTCAGGGGTTTTCCGGCTTTTTTGCCCTCTGGAATGTGCAAAAGGCCCAAAAACTGGATGGCGCGGACGGATTGCGATTTCCCCCCGATTTTTTTCAGGAGAGAGAAAGGAACAGGTAGCACCTCGGTCTTCGGGCCGATCGACTTGGGGGCATTGGGACCAGATCCCCCGAAGAGGTCGGCCAGCGCTGCGGTGTTTTCCTTCGCCATGACGTCTCTGTCTCTCTAAATTCCACCGTCCTGCTGGATGGTGAGGGTTGTTGTGATGGGCATAGGACGACAGCCCACAGCGCTTGGCCGTGGCTGTCCCTATGCCCACCGCGATCTTGCTGGCCGGAGCCGGGCCGCCGCTTAGGGCCTCTCTGTCCGCGCGTCCTCGGCAGAGAGTTGACCGCTGCTTGCAGCACACGAACGCTGTGCTGGGGGGCGGGCCTCGGTCTTTCGGACTGCCCTTTGCATCTGCCCCCACCCCGTGGTATGCTCGTCCCCGCGCTCGGCCACCGTCTGAACCGTCCCGTGCGCATCGGCCCACCGTTGCAGCGGTGGGCTAACTTCTTTCTTCATTCCCTCTCGAACAGCTCGGGCTCGGGCTCACGGTCGGCGCTGTAGTCGATCAGCATCTGACGCATGACGCGCTCTTGCCGCTGGCTGGGCCGCCAGTCCTTCCGCTTCCCGTGTCTGGCGATCGACCGGACAAAGCCCTTGGCAAAGCCATCCGCGTTCACATCGGCCATCACGCGGCGGATGATCATCGGCCACTTGAAGGTGAGGATCTGATCAAGCTCGATATCGGTCACGACACAGACACCCCACGATAGCGGGCGCCGATCCTGGCCATGTGCGGCGAGGTGGCGAGGGTCTTCGCATCGGACGGCGAACGGCCATCATAGATCGCGGCGGCTTGGTCCATGATCGCCAAGCGCAGATCAGCGGGAATGTTGCTCGCCGACGCGCCGAAACCGGCCGTGTATTCGATGCCGAGACGGCTTGGCACAAGCTCGGCATAAGATGCCTTCCAGGTGACGAACGGTCGCCCACCCGTCGCGACCTCGAAGCCGGTAAAAGCCTCGCCGTCGACGGTGATCGCAACAGACGCTGCGTCCAGAACCGGGCCGATCGGCAGCTTGATCCCATGGCACCCGATTGCGGGCTCGAAGATGTTCACGCGGATCAGCTGACTGAGAAGCGCGATCTGCGCGAAGCTCTCCACATCTGCAGCGGCCGTGAGGCCGATGTCTTGGATCGCAAGATCTTCATCGTTGTGATCGACGCGAAGATGGGTCTTCAGCTCGAAGAGCGAAAAGGGCAGCTGGTCGCCCGTGTATTCCCGATTGACGAGCATCCTCATGCCGCCACCTCCATTGTGCTGATGTGCCTGTGAAACGCGGCCTGATCCTTCGGCGGCATCGCCTCGAACGCGGCCAAGGCATAAGCCTTCAGTTCCTGCGGTGAGGCCCAAGAAGCCCACTGCCGCGCATCGTCCATCCCGCCCAGGAATGGCGGCAAAGGATCGCCACCTTGGCCGATCACGGCCGCCGCGGTCATTTCTGCGGTGTCACGGTCGAGGCTCTTCAACAGCGCGTAAGCCAAGGCGCCGCGCTCGATCGCGGAAAGCCTGACGCGCGCGATCAGCGAAAAGCTCAGCCAAGCGTCAACCGAAGAAAGGGTGAGGCAGTAGCCCAGAAGACGCGACATGCGCTTGTGCTCGGGCTTGATGCTATCCGCGAAAGAGGCCCGTTTCATGCGTTACGCCCCCGCACAGAAACCGCACAGAAACGACGGAACGCAGCGCGAACGGAGGCGCAATCAGTGTTCGCACTTTCACGCGATTTCCGCATGAACGCGGCGGGGGCATTATCTTGGTAAGGGAGAGGTCGAGAGTTCAATCCTCTCTTGCAGCACCATTTTTTCTTCTTACATGTCAAGAAGTTGTCTGCTATCAAGGGCTTAGATTGACTTCGGTTCTACACCGAGGTTCTACACCATGGTCTTGCAGATGGCCCGTCCGCAAAAGAATCCGAAATCCGGCGTCTACTATTTTCGCCAGAAGACGCCCGCCGATCTGGTGGCAGTTTTCGGCCGCAAAGAGGTCAGCCGGTCGCTCGGCACGAAAGACCCGGCCGAGGCGAAAGAGCGCAATATCGACGCCGTGCGCAAACAGGCGCTGATCTGGGACCGGCTGCGCAAGCGCCCCGAGCCCCTGCCCCATCAGCAGATCGTCGCGCTCTCCGGGGTGCTTTATCGCGATCACATGGCGGCGATGGAACTGGAGCCGGGCGAACCGGGCGTCTGGGTCGAAACGCTCAAGCTGTTGGATCGCATTGCCGCCACGCCCGAGGCGCTGGAGCGGTGGTATGGCCCGACTGTCGACACCTTGCTTCTTGAGCGCGGGATCGTCACCGACGACACCAGCCGCCAGCGGCTCATTCAGGAAACGGATCGGGCGTTCCGGCAGGTCGCCGAGCAGCAACTGAAACGGGCCGAGGGGGATTATAGCCCGGACCCGCGCGCCAATCGCTTCCCGCCCGTCGAAGCGGCAACGGCGCCCGCGAACGCGCCGACCGAGAAGCTGAGCATCACCGCGCTCTTCAAGCTTTGGGAACGCGACCATCTGGCGAACGGCAAGTCGGCCCGGACGGTCGGCGATTTCCGGCAAAAGATCGAGTCGCTGATCGCTTTCCTCGGCCACGACGAAGCCCGCAACGTGACCGCCGAGAACATTGCCGACTGGTGCGACCACCTGCGCCACGAGAAGGGGCTGGCCGCGCGCACGGTGAGCCAGAAATACCTCACGGTGATCAAGGTTATCTTCGGCGTCGCCGTCGAGAAACGCAAGCTCAAGGAGAACCCGGCCAAGGAGAACCGCGTCCGGTTCACCAAGCCGCAACGGCTGCGCCAGAAGGGCTTCACCGACGACGAGGCGAATGCGATCCTGAAAGCCGCTCTGGCAGACCCGGCCGAACTGGGGCGGCGCACGACCGAGAACAAGCGGGCGATCCGCTGGGGGCCGTGGATTTGCGCTTTCAGCGGCGCACGGATCACCGAGGTCATGCAGATGCGCACCGACGATCTGGTCGAGGATCACGGGGTTCTCTGTCTGCGGATCACGCCCGAAGCCGGATCGGTGAAGACCGGAACCTTTCGTCTGGTGCCGATCCATCCGCAGCTTCTCGACATGGGGCTGGCGCGGATGTTCCGAGCCTTGCCGCCGGGGCCGGTGTTCTACTCCCTCGCACCCGTTCGGGGCAAACCGGCTGATCCGGTCGAGCGCGCCCAGAGCGCCGGTGCGAAGGTCGGCCAGTGGGTGCGCGAAGTCGTCGGGATCAGCGATCCGAACGTGCAACCGAACCACGCATGGCGGCACCGCTTCAAAACCGTGGCCCGCGAGGTCGGCATCGCCCCGGAATATTCCGACGCGATCACCGGCCACGAGGACGGCCGCGCCGCCAGCGATTACGGCGAGACCACCGTGAAGGCGCTCTGGCGAGAGGTGCAGAAGTTGCCACGCTATGAGGTGACAGCGAAGAGGATGTAGGTCGGAGGAGGGCTGCCCCTCCCCCGTGGTCTTCTCGCAGGGGCGCACATCTAGCCCCTTTCGATCATCTTACTTCGTATGCCGGAGGGACGTTTATGCTGCGGTCTTCATCTCCTCGGGATCGCGTTGCGCCTTGAGCCATCCGAGGAAGGCTTGCGGGTCTTGGCTGACATAGATCGTTCTCGTCTCCTTCTCGTTGCTCAAGTTCGCGGTCTCACTTCGTATGCCGGAGGGACGTTTTCTCGGCAGCGCGGTCTGCACCTCCCCGGTCTCCGGCTCCGACGTGGTTCCGTTCGTCCATTGCCACACCCGGCACCCGAGGAACTTTCGGCAATACATGTCCGCGAGGAACGGGATCGGCGGATAGGCACGCTTTCCACGAAAACTGACGCTCTTTTTCCTCTCCTCGGCCGGGGCAAAGAACATCGGATTGGTCAAGACGTGAGCGAGATGCGCGTTGCCCGCTCGCGCCGCGTCCAGCCAATCTTTCAGGAGCCCCAGACGGGCACCGGGCGGCGTCATGTAATAGGTCTCGTTGAGCCAATGAAGGCAACCGAAGCTGCGGTAGTTGCGATAACGATCATCGCTGGCATCGGCGCGCGGCCCTCGGGTGCGATTGCGGATGGCCGCTTTCGCGCATGTGCTGGTGCAGTAGGTCTTGTTACTCCTCGGTTTGAATGACGCGCCGCAACGCGGGCAGATGGAAGCGGTCGGTTCAGTTTCCGACGGTTGGGCGGGCAGCACGGAGGCTTTCGCTTCGGGGCTGGGGGTCGAGCAGCTTTGCGTCTCGATCATGAGCTTGAAGATGGGGATGGCGGGGGAACACAGTGCCCCCCGGCCTTTGTCGTGTGGCTCAGACCGTGTCCTCAGGCCGCGTCGCCAAACAGTTCGCGGCAGTGCTGGCGCACCCACTTGTCGCATTCCTTCGTGGCAACCCGTGCGACCTCGTCGTTCATCGGATTGCCGGGCTGGTTGCGCGCCCATCGGAAGGTGACGCTCAGCCCCTCGCACAACTGAACGATTTCTTGCCAAAGATCGACATTTTCGACGCGCTTGCCTTTGCCGTTGCGCCAGCCCTTGGCAACCCAACCGGGCAGCCACTCGGTCATGCCTTTCATAATCAGGTCGTTACAGGTGAAGACGAAGATCGGAGCAGTTTCGTCGCGCCTGATCTGTTTCAAGGCGTCAATCACGGCACTCATTTCCATTTGAATGTTCGAGGTCTCCACCGCGCCACCGGTAACAGGCCGCCGCTTCTCAATCTTGCCGTCGCGGTAGCGGCACAGGATCGCGGCGTAACCGCCGACTCCGAGTTGAGTCTGCCACGAACTGCCGGTGTAGATCACGATGCAGGTGGGCACGGGCGGCAGAGCCGCAGTCATTGCTTGGTTCAAAGGTTCGTCCTTCATTGCAGGTTGGAAATCGCGGTGGCGAGCCGCTGTTTCGTCTCGGTCGCGGCCTTGCGGTCGCGCTCGTCCAGAGCCGCGAGATGCAGCCCCGTAGCCCCGAAGGCCAGCATCAGTTGGCGCCCGAGGAGGGCCGCCGCCTTCGGCGTCATTTCGCGATAGACGCGAATTTGCTGGCCCGTCCGGTGATCGTAGCGCAGCCCGACATGGCGGCCCGACAAGGCTCGCACCCGGCGCGCGATCTGAACGCGCAGGGCGTCGTCGGTGCGAAACCGCAGCGGCCGGTCGTGCCACATCAGCACCATCGCCAGCACCGTTGCGACCACCGTGCCGGGCGCCACGTCTTGGGCGATGCCGACGATCTCGTTTGCGGCGTTGCGGGCGTAGCGGTTACCGATGCGGCGGCTGGCGGTAGCCTCGGCCTCGGTGACGATGTTGGCCCAAGCGGCCTCCAGCAGGGGCCAGGTCTCGTTGTCGGGGTTCTTGGCGATCCGCGCCCCGATCCGCGCGAGATAGGGGGCCAGTTCGGTCTTGGTGACGCCGCTCTGATCGGGCGCACCGTGCCGCCTGAGCGTGCTTTTATGGCGGCGACAATGGGGAGAATAGTCGGATGCGGCGGGGCTGCCGCAGTGGGGAACGGCGCAGATGCGGGCGGTCATGGCATGGCCTCGCAAGCGCGGGTGTCAGAGGTGGTATCTTGGTTCAGGTTGATCTCCTTGGATTTGTAGCCGCCCCCGGAGAGACAGGGACGGTTGGTGATGCGATTGTGGCGGGTTTGGGATGTGCGTTTCAT